TTAAATTTCCTTAACTTTTTTCAAACTAACCCACTGCCACTTTCCATTTTTTTTGTTCAGCAGCCTTCCCCAAGCTCCGACAACTTTGGAAATCTTTAAAACTTCTCCCGGTTTAACACTTCCAATCTTGTTATCTTTTTTTACACCTTTTGATGACCGGATAGCTGCCGTAATTATAACTTTCGCTTTGTACTGATAATTATTTACAATTTTACTGTGCAGGTGCTTCCACTTTTTATTATTGCTGCCGATCATTGGCTTAGGACACTCTTTGCCATTTACGTCCCAATGACGAATGATTGTTTTTGCATTTGGACATTTCTTTTGGATATACTGCACAAGCTCTCGGACCGCAAGCATCTGGTCCCAGCCTACATTTTTTAAACAATCGCACATCTCAATAGATACGCTGTTTGCATTTGTGCACTTCTTGTAATAAAAAGCAGCTCCTTTTTTAGCAGTGTAGAAATGACCAACAGCCCAGGCAATACGCTCCATCGGTATTGATTGCCATACTTCCCCTTTCTTGTCCACAAAAAAGTGTGCTCCAGCTTCTCGCGTATTTCCTGTGGCATAAAACAATGCATTGTTCTTGGCTGTATCACCTTTGTTCCCGGTAAAATGTAAAACGATGTACTTTATGCTTTTTAAATCTCGCACCCCTCCATAACTAATTGACTTCGCTAACTTTTTATTAATATTCATGCTATCTACCTTCCTTTACCATATTCATGACAGCGGAAATTCCTGCAGCTATAGCTGCTCCTCCAATGGACACTATCCATGTACGCCATTCAGACAATTCAAATTTTCCGCTGCAAAGACCAGTTGTTATCGTTCCAACCGCTGCCTGTGCAAATGTGCGCGTGGCACGCTGCAGCCATTCGTTTTCACGATATTTTTTAACTACATAATTCTTCAATTTCCTTACCATGATTATTTTTCCTCCTGTTCTTCTACCTCTTCTGGCATGGCCAAAAGAGTTGTGTATAACTTTGTTGCCACGTCATTCCCACCCAAGTTATGATACGCTTTATACGCTTTTCGAAGCGATTCCTTCGCATAAATCGGGCAGTGCTTCCGGTCCTGGTACTTGTTGTAGTTGCCAACAATATTTTCTCTCAGAAGACTCTGAACGCCCTCTGCAATGGCTTCGTTTTTAGCGCGCTCGTTCTTCAAGTGCCGAACAACATTTCCGTACAGCAGGGATAAAAAGAATATGACAAGTGCATAAAGCCACTCCAAGCAATTTGCCAGAATAAAATTAACAATTGCCATCGTTATCCTCCCCTTCTTTCTCCAATTCAGGCTCGACAACAAGCGGAGTATCACCCCATACAGCAAGTATTCCATTTACAATCTGCTCCGGTTGTTCTCTGGCAAGCCGCTCTCTGTCTTCCGCGCTGTTATGATACTCACTAACTTCAATCGAATCACCATAGTATTCAACTCCGTCCACTACAACGTAATCCTGTGTCATGATTGACGCATTAAGCGTATCGTTCCTAACTTCTTTAATTTTTTTCATTGCAAAAAACCTCCTTTTGTCACTAATCAATCATTGTATACTGCAAACGAATATGACTATTTGCAGCGGTCGCTTTAATTGCAGTTGATGCGGCCACATTGATGTAAATATATGTCCCGGCTGTGACATGAACCTTCATGCTGCCACTGCCTTGGCATCCAGCGGGGGTATAGCCCCCTAATCCGGTAAAGTCCAGCAATTCATCAGAGCCGTCATCGTTATATCGATAACACCTTGCATAATAGTACCCATTGGTAGCTGCCGTAGCAAAAATATTCATGTCGATATCTACAATTCCTGAAAACGGACAGTAGATAAAGTTATTGCCACCGTGAGTGAAACTGCTTATCCTGTCTCCGGCACCGCTTTTTTGTAACTTAAGGGACAATGATGTTTCAACCCAAGCCTCGGATGATGTAGAGTCAGCGGCCACATCAAATATCGCATACGGCAATCCTTTTCCCGAAAAAGCTGAAACCGCTTTTTCGTAAGCAAGTTTGACAGCACTCGGAGTAGCAGCCAAAGCAGTTGATGTGTTTGATACGCTCGTGATCAGCTTAGTTACTCCATATACAGATGTGGATGCAACATCCTTAACGGTGATCAATCTTGTCCAATCGCTCCAATCGGTCCCGATCTTTGTCCGGACATATATCTGATAATCATTGGTGTTTGCCGTCCCATGACGAAAAAACAATTGTTTTACAATGTTGTCTGCAACTTTGTTTACAAACAGCCAGCCATTCGCTGCGGGAATGTTTGAATACGTTTTTTTATAACTGCAATAATATATGCCATCATTAATGATGTCATTGGCATCAACATTCGTGTCCAACTCTTGCGCTTCAACCTTGCTTTTGACGAATTTCTCCACATCACCTATTGTTTGGTTAAATTCTTCAATGGTGACGTATGCTGCACTTTTATATTGTATATTAAAATTTTCGCTATTCGAAACTGTAAGAAAGTCACCAACTTGCATTTCAATCGGCACCTTATCAAACACTGGCATCAACGCAGGGTTTTCGGCATTTAACGATATCGCTACCAAAAACTCCTCACCGTCATTTTCCTTTGCGAATAACCCAATTTCACAAATTTCATATGATTCTGTTACTCCAACATTAGTCAAAACACTTGTCAACTGGATTGTGTTTTCATTTGATGAAATCGAATTAATATCAAATGTTTGTTTTTCATCTTTTAATTCAGTAGCTGACGATAGCTTACTAATTTCATAAATTGAATATCTTCCAGCTCCTGTTTTAATTGATGTAAATGTGAGCGTACTTTGTTTTGCAACTGTTTTTGCAATTGCTTCGCTTCCTTTTTCTGTGACAATTTGTTGAGTGTAATATCCCACTTTTCCACCTCCTAAGATATGACGATATTATCGTAAACAAGCATTTTATTTAACACATAAACAGCATGTTCCATGTTATGTGAATTCACTACATTTCTCAATTTGCTATGTGAATTTTTAGCCTTTTTTAGAATTCTAGCAAAATCCTTAACGATGTCTTCTGTCATATCTTTTTCATTAATTTCAATATCAAATTCACCTTCCTGCATGGTATCATCTTCATACCACTCAATCACTTTGCCGTTGCCAAAAATAGCATTGGTTAAGCGCCGGATGCAATCGGTTGTTCCTGCTGTCATCGACCACTGATAGCCTTCCTTGACAAGCGCGCGCTTTTTGTCGATATCAAAGTCGCTATCATAATACGGGATGCGATATTGTATTGCAAGGTAATCCAGAATTGGTTCCGGAAGATTTTCGACATTCGATGCAAGTACAATTCTTTCCGTATATTTTTGAAATTCGGCTGTCAGCACTTCATCGACATACGATAAGCATCGAATCTCGGTTGAATCAATCGGATATAAGTCCGTCAGCCGGACATCCATAATGCCTTTGTATCCATGTTCGAAATTATCGTAGTTAGTCATCTTCGATACCTCCATATTGCACAGATTGACTGGTGCAATTTGCGACTTTCCCCGCTGCAATTGTCGTTGCAGTTGGAGATATTATTTCAACTCGCTTAGCACCGGTCGAAATAATGTGGTATATCAATTTCCATGGGGAAATGTCTCGCCCAATCTTTTCTGACTGCCACTGCTTGTAGGATTCAACCGCCTCCACTACAGCTTTCTGAATTTCAGCCGCTTTCGAACGATCAGATTCGTTAATGTAGTATTTAATGTTGATTGCATAATCCACTGTCTCTGGCTTATTGACCGTTATATAATCGTTCAATGACTTCTTGGCTGAATTTTTGACTGCAGTATCAACAGCAGCTATTAACTCATCCGATGGACATTCGCCGTTTTTCATCAGAAAAACGATGTCAACATGTAACGGCGTTGGTGTCTGAATCTGTATATCACCAATCTGTGAACTAATCTGACGGATAACGTATTCATATCCATCTTCATTTCCCGTGGTGTTTGGTTTTGACGCAGCCAAATACACACTTTCCGCATATGCTTCATCACTTTCCTCATCTTCGCCTCCTGAAGATTCTGTGATGTTATAAACCTCCTGCACGTAGGTCAAAGGAGTTACGATTTCGGATATGTCTCTTTCTTTATATCCATTTCCGTCTGTTCCCGGCTCTGTGCAAAAGCACAGAACATCTCCCGTTTGCGCGCCAGCAGATATGATCACATCACGTTCTGACTCGAAGAAAACATCATCATCCGCAGAAAAAATAGTACCCGCCGGAATCGTATAATCAACTTCCATTTTTTTAGACAACACAATACGCATGGTTACATGCGCCTTTTTTCCTGCATCGCGTGGTGGCTGTGACACATTCGCACCCAAATTATCAAGAAAGCCTCCCGTAGCGTACTTAAGCAGATTCATTTTCCCAACTTGGTCGATATAGCATAACCTCTGCCAATGCATATAGGCCATCGTATCAAGAAGAAGTTTTATTTGGTCAGTATCTGCCAGTTCAACCGGTTCTCCTGTAAGCTCTTCATGGTGTTTTTCGTACCACTCTTTACAGTTTTTTAACGTACCTTCCAACGTTGCATTGTTAATAAATGACACTTCCGGGTAATTGTCAAAAACGCTCATATTCATCCTCCTCTCCAACCTCGTCTTCATCAAAATCGTCATCTTCATCCATTTCAAAATCCTCATTGACAGCAATAAAAATGTGAGGACAAAGCACATCTTCTGTGGATTGCTCAAAACTAATATCATCCACCAGCAATTCCGGAAAAAACATTTCCAGTTTTTCAGAGACGTCTTGCACGTATTCCATTTTTGCAATCGGTACCGGTTGATCAATAATGTCTGGTCGAATGCCAAATTTTCGATTGCACGGAAAACTTCCCTCGACAGATGATAACAGCATCCCGATAGATTGCTCATACCGTTCCTGCTCACCCACATCATCTTCGAATGTCATTTTAGCTGTTCCAAATTGCAATGTTACCACCTGCTTTCTAGTATTCTTTTAACGTGACGGATATGGATGCCTTTGCTAACTCACCGCCGGCATATACAACATCAAACGAATCGGACGCATTGGTCATTTTCCATTTGCTTCCGATTTTGTGCGTCCCAATCATCAACGTATCAACTTTACCTTTTTCAACTAACCGATGTATTTTTTTTAGAATGCTGTGCGGCTTATAACCCAAGTTAATATCAACCATAATTTCAAAAGAAAAGGAGCGTAAATCCGCTCCTGTAAACTCTGATTTTGGTTTTTTCCCGATAATCTCATGTTCGGACCATCGTCCGGACACCTCTTGCTTTAAATTATCAAGGATTAATGCCGTGTTTTTTGTTACAAAAAACCGAATCCCTCCAAAGGATGATATTACTTTTCCGGGCTGACTCACCTTTTTCTTTGAGGAGGTGAAAGAGGCTTTTTTCCAAAGCACATTTTTTCCTTTTATGACTTTGACCTTGCCCTTTTTCCTTGAAACTTTAACCGTTTTCTTCTTTTTTTTAGCCATAATATCACCCGCCTATAATTTTCCCAAGGCACACGCTTTGCGCCGATGACGTATAAGCCACCGCTACCAAATCATCTACCTCCAACGGATTTCCTTCGAGAAATGGCATGAAATCCGTTGTTGCATCATCTTCGTCCGGATACGATACAGACACTAATCCATCTGAGCTTATCGCGGACACAAATCCTATTTTAATCATGATAGCCTCCTAACGACATGTTCTTTTATAAACCTTGTGTAATTCTAATGACATCGCATACCCTCCACTTTTGCTAACTTTGTGAGTTACTTTATCCACATAATATTTTCCTGAGAGTTTCCCAGCTTTTTTTAACTGCACAGTAGCTGTCGCAATAATCTTTGGATTCGGCATTATATCAACTGTCATCGTCACTCTTTTTTTGTTCTCTGCGGCCAAAAGAGCTTTTGCTTTTAATTGTGCGTCTCTTTTTGAATACGCTGTCACATCGACATTAAGCATCCTCCCTGCTTTGCCAATCTTAATCTGATGCTTTTTATTCGTTTTGGCATCCGTGTAAGACACCTTTGCTCCTGTGTATGTTTTCTGCAACGTCGTATTCCAACTATAAGATGCCACATTTCCCTTTAGTAAAGTGATATTGGCAACTGGTCTCTTATTTTCATACGTCTCTTCGTTAAATATAACGATTTTCCCATTGTATATCTTAATTCCTAGCCCATACTCATTGCATAATGATAGCAAAAATTCAGAGTCAGACGTCTTGCTCTGCTCAACATTCTTTACTACAATATGCGGTGCGGAATAATGCAGGGCAATGCCTGCACGTTTCGCTATTTTTCGTGCAATCTCCTCAATCGATGCACTTTTATATGTATGAGTAGGTTTACCATCCTTAAATTCACCTTTCGCCGGCATGCTAACAGCACCAATCGTACATGTGTGAGGCGCTCCGTCAAATGACAAATCGTCAAGAATCATACGCCCGGCATGGATACGTTTTGTAATTCCATTTGAAGTCCAGTTGTATAAAGAAATTATTGGTGTTAGCTTATCGCCCTTCTTCGGCATTTGGTCTCGAATGAATCGTAAATCACTGTTATTGAGGGTAAGCGAAATGCTGTCCGATGAGCCACTTGCCACATCGTCGTATGAAAATCCCTCTAAACAATCTTTGATTGATTTTTTTATTTTTTGCGAACTACAACCAATTGACACAATTGCTTTTCTTGAATTTTCCATCATAACCTCCAGTCTGGCATCTCGTCACCATCGTCCTCATCAGGCAATTCAGGAACATATACATACATCCCCTGTGGGAAAATTGCTACTGCTACTAAAAGCGGGTTGTTTTCAATGAGGAAATCCGCTTTCTTAGCATCACCATATACTTTTTCAGCAATCATATCCCATGTATCACCAATTTCCGTTTCGTAAAACATTTACTGCCTCCTAAAATTAAAATTCTACTCTGCCGCCGTCCTTGTTGTAGCGTTTCATAAAGCGCTTAAACTTCTCGTACTCGTCACTAAGTACGTTCTGAATTTCTTTCTTGTCTGTATCACCTGACAGGTTTATTACAGGTGCAAAATTAATTTGTACCGGCTGCTGCGTCGACTGCTTTTCTTGTACCGCTGGATTTCCAGTTGTTCCTGAATTGAGGACAATAACTTGATTGGCAAGAGCCGAAAGCCCCGGTTCGACACCCATGAGTTGAGCTGTCTGACCCAGCAAATTATAAGCATTTTTCGAACCGTCCAGGGGTATGATTGATTCACTATATCCAGCCTCGGCAATCATACCAATATGCGGCGATGAAAAAATACCACCTTTAGCATGCTTCTTGACCTTACCTTTGCTTTGGCTGGTACCGCCTCCATCTTTGTACAAAAATTCTATTGGCTGCGAAAGATGACCAGTAGCTTTAATCGGTATATCAGCACTAACCCCTTCTTGTAGCTGTGTTTTAAAATCACCTTTGATTTTAGACGTTACCTCATTTGTACTTTGGCTTACTTTATTAAGGTCAAACTGCGGGTAAAAATTAAAATCTATATCCTTTTTAGAATCATTTTTTTTGTTATTACCCTGTTTTTCTCCAAAATATCCTTTTACATAAGTATCTGCTCCCTGCTGAGCCTGTTTATATATAGCCTTATCCTCATGGCCATTCACCTCTGCATACCAGTCACCAAAATCCGTTAGCGCATTTCGATTTAAAGCCACCTCCATATCTAGGATAGCAGATTCTGTTTCGTAGTTTGGTTTCATTTCTCTTATATCTGAAAGCATATCCCCCATTGCGCCTTTATCCGCATCAGATAACTTTCCATCAAGAAAATCTTGACCATATGTATCCAAGGTTGAGTTTAGGAGAAATTTAATCCCCCTATTCTTTGCCTCCGAGGTAGTTTTATCATAAGCATCTTTGTATTTCTTTACTTCTGCCTCATATTCTTTCTGGTCGATATACCCAAGTTCTTTTTTTCTTCCAGCATTGGTAATACCCGTATCTCTAGCGTCTTTTGCACCATCTTCTAATTCTTTAATATTATTTTGTATTTCACTCTTTAAATTTTTAAAAGAATCCGCCGTTAGTGCTTTTCCGCTCCATTCAGTTTCGAGAATCTTCCAACTAGATTCTGTATCTGCCTTTGTAAAAGCGTTCGTGATTTCCGACATCTGATTTAAGAGACCATCTATTTCATTTTGTAAATCAGGCGAAAAACCCTTTTTAATACCTTTCTGCAACTTGGAATTAATCTTGTCTGACAATTTGCTTACTTCGCCATCTAGCTCTTTATAAAAATAATTATCATTTTTCAAAAGCTGCGTTTTTTCTGGAGAATCATCAAACAACAACGAGGTAGCAATATTAACCTCATATCCATTCTGTTCAATCAATTTTTGCGCAGAATCAACATATTGTTTTACATTTGTTTCATAATCTGCTTTATCTGAATCCGAAAACTCCAAGCCAATAGATGTCTTCCAATGCATTTTTTTAATTGCACTATTAGCCTCTTTTAATTCGTCTGCAAATCCTTTTGTCTTTGACATAGAACTTAGCAGTTCGCTTACACGCTCCAATTTCTTGGCACCGACAATTTCTTTTGATACCGTTTTAATATCGTCCATGCTTAGGACAATATTGCCAAAATGCTCATCGAGGCTTGCATCTTTTGCGATACTATTTGCCTCGTTGATTGCCCCAGCAATTCCCGTAACAACACCTATTGCTCCTGTGATTCCCAATATACCAAGTCCACTTGATGAAAGAGAGCTCAAACTTGTTGCCAAGTTTGTTACACCACTAGCCACCTTATAAGTGATTAATGCCGTTCCAATTCCCGTGATTGTCCCAACAATAGCGTCTGGATGAGATACTAACCAACCTCCTACTTGGAGTAAAGGGGTGGCAAATTGAGCGATAGCTTCACCCGCATCGCTCACATATCTCTTAATTGTCGGAAAGTTCTCTTTAAATTCCTTTGCAAAATTGGTCACCCACTTTGTTCCCTCTTGGACTACATCGCGCAATGGCTCCTTGATTTCATCATAAATTTCCAGCCCTGCTCCATCCATAGCAGATTTAAAGAGTGTAACATCACCCCCTAAATTATCCAATTTTGTATCTGCCATCTTTTTGGCAGCACCGTTACAATTATCAATCGCATCGGACAATTTCGAAAAATCACCATCTGCGGACTGTACTACAGCAAGTAATCCACTCATACCTGTCTTGCCAGCAAGCATTGCTGCATACTGTGCTTTTTGTGATTTCGACAGACCTGAAAAAGCGCTTCTTGTCTCTTTAATCACTGTTCGCAACGGCTTCATTTTCCCATGGGAATCTTTTAGACTCAATCCCAACTTTTTCATGGCCGCAGCTGATTCATCCGTTGGCTTTGCCATTCTTGTCAACCATGAGCGCATCGATGTTCCGGCCTGACTGGCTTTGATACCAGAGTTAGCCATTAGCCCCAAAGCCAACGATGTGTCCTCAATAGAATATCCCAGAGATCCAGCCAAAGGTGCAGCGTATTTAAAAGATTCACCTAACTTACCAACATTTGTGTTTGAACTGGTTGCAGCCGCAGCCAATACGTCCGTAAAATGACTGGCTTCTTTTGCTTTCATATTAAATGCTGTCATAGAATCTGTGACAATATCAGATACTTCAGCCAAATCCTCTCCGGATGCCGAAGCCAAATCCATCGTTGCCGGAACAGCATCCACCATCTGTTTCGCATTCCATCCGGCCATTGCCATATACTCCATCGCTTGCCCGGATTCTTTCGCCGTCCATGCAGTTGTAGCTCCTAAGTGCTGGGCTGTTTTATCAAGCTGTAGCATATCGGCATCACTTGCTTGCGACAACGCACGCACAGTAGACATCTGACTTTCGTATGCCATGCCTGTTTTTACCGAAAAAGTACCGAGTGCAACAGATGCCGCAGTAACCGCTGCAACTGTTACTTTAGTTGCCTTTTTAGCCGCATTACTAAACTTATCAAACATCGGCTTTGTTTCATCAAAGACAGACTTCGATTCCTGAAGTCCTTTGCGAAAACTTGTGGAAGTAGCGGCAGATGCAGCAGATGCCTCTCTTGCAATCGCACGCAATTCTGCTTTTGACAATCGCGCCGATTCAGGCAGCGACTTATCAATTTCACCTGCAATTTTAATGTACATTTTGTACTCTTTTCTATTTCCTCCTGCCATCTGTCATCACCTCCACATAGTCTTTCATAAGTTCGTGTAAAGAAAGCAGAGACATCTCTTGTAAATATCCAAAAGATGTCCCTGTTCTCATTGAGAGTATTAGCATCGACTTTCGTAAATCACTCATTGTTTTTAAGTCGACCTGCAATTTTATAAAAAACGATATACCATATTTCTAAACGGCATTGCGTCTCCAATTGATAACTTTAAGCAAAGTTCAACCGGAAGTTCCAATACCTCTGCCGCAAGGCAGGCAGCGAACGTGTAAGACCTTTCCATGAAGTAGTCGTTGCCAACTCCGAGAGAAATAGCCTGCCTTCTCGCTGTATCTACATGCTCATATGTTGCTGCTAAAAACGGAGTAAAATCAAGTTCCTTATAGTTTTTACCCTCGAACTTAAGCGGCTTTGTAAGCACCAACACATTCTCATCATTTACAGGACCAACGATTGTCGTCTCCTGCGAATCTTCCACTTTCTTGTTTGTATCTTCCATCGCTCTGTACCTCCTAACAATTATTCAGCATATCTGACAATAAATCCTCACCATTCACTACTAGTTTTGGATTAATTTTGTCAAGTTCAAATATAACAAAACCGTCCTGCTCATATTTAAAATATGTCACATTGAGTGTAATGCTTGAACTCATCTGATCGCCAATTTTAAGCGAGCCTGGCTTAAATCCTTTCACCACACCACCTACAACAATCTTAATTCCTCTGTTTGCTTTTTCGCGTGTCTTCTGCACCGTGGACTGCATATTTGCGCGAAAAGTAACCGTATGATATCTACCTGGTGCAAACTGCATCATATCCTGTGAGATAGCTTTAAACGGAATTTCAATATCCGTGTCCTCATAGTGCCCAAGGATAGCTGCTGAATAGGCACCTAAAATTCCTGCGCCTTTAATCTCGCTTGTAATAGCGTTAAACTCCGGGAGCTGCACCTCTTCTGATATACCAAGAATCTTATTCGCCTCGCCATTATAAACATTAAAATTGTTAATAACTTCTGGTATCAATCCTTCTGAACTTGATTTTCCCATCACTCTGTACCTCCTTCAAACTGGCCTTTTAATGCCGATAAATCAAAATCCATCAACGCCGTGATTGCTTCCATCGGCAAGTATGGCGCAAGAGAAATATGTAACTTAATATTTCCGCACATGATATCATCAGTTGAGTGGTCCTCTCTTCTGAACTCCACACTTGCTCCAGCACACACACCGGCAGAAACATAGCTGTTGCATTTCAGATTCTCTTCATCGACCAGCGCTTCAATTGCACGGATGTTATTAATCGTATCAATCCGATTGACACAATCGAGAACAAACGTGTTGCCTTTCCATGTGAAGAAACGATTGACTGACCAATATTTTTCATCCAGCACTTTCGCCTCTGGGTACGCCGCGGAGTAGTTACCCCACACGCGGTATCCGTCCATGTTGAGAAATGTAGCTACACCATACGCATTCACAGCATTCGCCTGCTGCATATCAAGTAAAACGGTTGTTCCGTCCGCAAGACACGCCTCATCAATGTGTGCCAGCTTATTGGATGGCGACACATTTGGCATATCATTGTTCGCCGCATCCGTCTCCTCCACGGTTGCAGCGGCGACCGCAGACCCGTATAACACCTTTCCATCCTTTTTAGCCATCGGCCAAATCACATAAGCGTGTTTTGACGATACTCCCAGTTCTTCTTTGTATCGCTGGATGTCATCGTATCTTTTGCATTTTTCCGTGTCCATATCAATCAAGCAATCCATGGTAAAATTGCCATTGATATGCTCACATTTAGCCTGCATAACAGCCGCCACTTTTGGATGATGGCTGAATCCCGGTACCGCAAGGGTAGCTCCTACCACATTTAACACAGGATAGATTTTACGAATTGCTTCCAACCCACTTTCTTTCCCAGTCTCAGCATCATAACCACCAATTATAGTATCATCTGTTATCATACTTGGATCCACCTGATCACCAGTAATAACTAACTCCGTAGCCTCTGCCGCTGCGCCGGCCAAAAGCAATGTTATAACCGGAAAATCCGAATCAAAAGCAAGAACAAAATCCTTATTCTTGACCAACTCCGCTCCGTCCGCTGTTACTTTCATCGTCGCTGTAATCACATTGCGGTTTGGAATCGTGGCTACACGATTTGCAACCGGTACCGTAAGGTCGTCCATTTTTTTCTTGTGAACAGCTGGGTCCAAAACATTGATAAAAATTACCGGAGCAATCGCATCTTCTAAATCTTCTCGCATAAAATGCATATACATTGCCTGACACAAACTGTAATTTTTAAAATCACTCTGATAGCCAATTTTCTCCAAACAATCGTCCTTTGATGTACAGAGCACCGGCGTATTAACAGCAGGCTCTTTCGTCATATGTACCGGAGCCGTTCCTACATATACCGGAATGCCGCTTGTTACACTTGTTGTACTTGTTGTTTGAGCTGCCAAGCGTTCAGCATAAACACCATGTTTAATTGCTTCCATTTTTTAATCCTCCTTTTCTGTCAGCGCCTCCACTGCCTTAGAGTAGCAGATAGCCATAGCTGACTTTAAATCTTTTAACTCTCTCTGTGCCTCTGCCAATTTTGATACAGGCACAAATAAAGATTGCAGCACCGGCATTTCTTCTGTTCTTTTTTTCACAAGTGCCGGTAATTTACCATCTTTAAATAATGTGCCGTTAATCACAACGCCTCGCACAGTTGGTCCAATATACATCACAGTTTCCCGCTTTGTATTCGTAACCGTCTTTTTAGTTATTGCTTTCACAGCAGTTTCCTTTACTTCCTTATTCAACTAAACTCATCCTCTCTTTCATAATTTGGCAAGTCAAAAGTAAGTGTCATTCCTGCGAAATATCTCGGATATGTCATCTCATCCTCTGGGTCTAATACCCCTTTCATTTGTGGATGACATGTAAACTCTCCTAATATCGGATTCGTCAAAAATCGGCGTTTAATTGCTTCCATCATCGTCAGCATTGTGTGTTGATATTGGCAATCTGCCTTGTCGTAATACAAGCCAAAATACAAAACTACAGTTTGCATTTGATTTTCAGAAACCGACTTCACATCATTTTCGCCCAGCTTAACAACGCAAAATGGAAATGGGTCTGAATCATCCTCATTTTCTTTCCGTGGCAAACATTGCTTAAATACAAATAACTCACTCTGATTGCCGTCTTGGTCTTCAAAATCAATATTTTTTGTTATCTTGCTAAGTTCTGCACATAATCTTTCTTGTAATCGTTCTGCTACCATCCACCTTACCCTCGACTTTCAATAAATTTACGAGTAAACTTTTGCAAATTCTCTTCCAATTTTTTTTCAATCTTTTCTTCCGAGTTTTCAAACCCATGACGTGCCATATGCGTCTCCGATGGAGCAAACAACGTCTTAACCGGATATCGCTCTTTGCTGCTTCTAGCAACCAGTTCTTCGTGACCGTTCTGAAATCTTACTATAAAGCCTTTAAACCCATCTTTAATAACCAGCTTATCTCCGTTACCTTTCAACACATGCGCCTTATATACATCTGGACGTGCTCCAGTAATCGCTACCATACGCGGAGAAACATGGAAATTTAGCAACTTATTCATCGTCGAACTCGCCTGAATAATAGTCCTTGGATTTGCATATGTAGCCGACTTTCGCTTAATTGCTTTTTTGATACGAATTGCTTGATCATCATAATCGTATCTTTTTTCAATTTCACGAAAAATCCGATTCATGGCATACTTTCCTGTTGCATTTGAGGCATCTTTCAGGATAGTAGGTGCTTTGTACGCCACACCACCAATCGCCTTTGTTATTCTTTCCAGCGCAGCTTTTTCAGGTTCAAATTCAATGTTAAGCATTTGTTCTCACCGCCAATATTTCATATATTCCAGCTTGACGTTTAGCTTCGGCAACAAGATATTTTTTCTTGTCAATCCGAATCACTCGGCCGACTGCCGGAAATGCACCAAATACATCTCCGGCGACATAAAATAGCACCTGTTTATCATGCACTCCCTGTTCATGGGTTCCTTTTGCACGATTTCGACGCATCAACTCGTCCTCATCAATGCTAATCATCATCAGCTTACCGTCAACCTCGTGTTCTTCGAAAAATTCATCCGAATTGCAAAAAACTTTTTGGACATCGTCCTTCAAGTCATCTTTAAAAGACATGCTACTCACCTGCTGCCTGCTTTTCTTCCTGATAGTTAATCACTGCTGTTTTTAACTCATCAAGTTTCGAGCTGTCACTAAGACCTGTCAGACCGATGCTCTCGGCATACTCAATCACGGATGCCTTTGTTGTCATGGCGTTAATTTCTTCCGTCGTTTTGTAGCTTACAGTCTGCTTTTCTTCAGTTGTTGTTGTGTCAGAATCTGACACACTGCTAACCTCCGGCTCCTGTGCCACAAGCCATCCATCCCAATCTTTTGGATAAGGAATCGGACGAGAGAACGCCTGAACATCTACCATATTGTTGTTTTCGTCATCGAGAACTCTGATTACAATCGGTTCCGCATAGGACTTAAAGCCATCACCTTTTTTAACAAATGTGACCTGCGCATAAGCTGTAGCTCCCATTCCTGGTGTCAGCATGGCAAGCGTACCGGCTGGAAGAAGTGTCTTTTCTTTACCATCCAAATCTACATATTTTCCTGCATATGTAAACATGGTAAGCACAAGACCATTGATGTTGATAGTACCGTTGCAAGCAACGCCATCTGGAAGCATTTTCTGGTCGATGATACCAGTCTCAACCCGCGCCTTGTTGAAGAAATCCAAGAATTTCTCATCTGACATCAACGCCATGCTTACGTCCGAAGTCATGACCAAGTCGGTCGCATGGATGCCACGGTCAATCAGTACAGTAGCCATTTTATAAAGTTCCATCATTTTTTCAGTTGCCGTCATATCAGCAAATTTCTTTGTCAACTTATACTGATTTTTGAAACCATCTTCTGTGTTGTAAAACTGAAAATATTTCTCAACTGCATCCTTGTCTTTCGCAGCGTCATCTGCTGACGCATAATGTTTCATCAGCACCTTGCCGGTGGTGATGATTTCCGCACACATTTTCTCGTGACGGCGGTAAATAGATTTACGAAGTTCATCGATATTCTCGGCTTCCAGTTCATCTTCTCTTTCTTCCGGAGAACGTCCAGATTCGGGAGACTCACCAAATGCTTTTTTCTCCAAATCATCCGCCGTGATTGGCATTCTCGGTGCAATAAATGGTCCATCAAGGTATTCTGTTCGATATCCTTCTTTCTCCATCGCAATTCCACCGACAACAGGAATTACAAAAGGTGCAATCTTCTGTCCGCCTTTTTTCATTTCAACCAGTGCTTTCTCCGAATAAAAGCATCTTCCGTCCGGAAAATATCTGTTTTTCAAAAACATCAACACTGGATACATCTTTTTTACACTCTCAATGAGTGTCGTTGTTTCTCTAACCAATTTTTTTGTCCTCCTTTATTTCAAAATAATTCCTGCCGAACGAAGATTTTCGTCATCGGCAACATCCAATTCAACCGAAGATATAACTTCAGACTTTCTAAAGTCACCGGAAATATATACTGAAGTCGGTATACTGCTATCCCCTTCGGTATACTCCGTATCGTTGCATACGATACAATTGGCTGTTCCACCGCTTGTATGCACCTCAAACGTCTTTTTTTCGGCATCAAAATCCAGCAACAGGCCGCGTCTCAGTGTCCCCGATCCGTCAGGTACCGTCACCGGAACGACTTTCGCATCAATAATTTTAAAGTGGTCGTAAATAAGATTATCCATCTTCATATCGTCCACTGTGTTTAACCGTTTACTCATGATTTCATCCCTCCTCGTTTATTGGCGACATTTGCAAGGCGTTCTGCCTGCTTTTCTGCTTCGGTCACATCTTCGTCCTCAGCCTGCGTTGGCACACTAGCTGCTCCCGAATTATTAGCATCCTGTGTAGCGTTCTTCATGTAAGCCTCTGCACGTTTTGAATCATCCATAAGACACTCATACGCCAAGGTTTTAGCGTCCGTACGCTTTTCGCCATATTTTGCCTCATTAAGCGCCTCACTCGTCACAGTTTTCGAGATTGCATCCAACTCCTGAAGACGTGTACGCTCATTTTTAGCACCTTCCTCAAACCCAGACTCTTTCGCTTCGTTTACCATCCGGTCAACTGCTGCCTGTTCCGTTGGATTTTCTTTCAAAAATTCCTCTAAAGTCATTTTCGTGTTACCTTCCTTTCCGTTTTTATTTGTTATTGATAAATCACCGTCCCCCTTTTGGGATTCAGTGGATTTTCCATTATCCTCCATAAGCAGCACTGCTCGTTGCAATTTTTGAGCCACTGCCTCACTGATAACTGGTGCTTCGGAATTTACAACAAGCATTCCGCTTTGATTATTTGGTTCGGACTCCTTAAACATGTAGTCGTCGACAAACCCAAGTTCAATTGCTCTCTTAGGGGACATATAAGTATTTTTGTCCATCAATTCCTGCAATTCTTCCCTTGTTTTTCCTGTGCGTTTTTCATAAACATTTATAATTGCCTCATTATACTGCTTCAAGGCATCTGCTTCCTGCTCCATGTCACGATAATCACCCTCCGCGTAGCACTTAGTATTGTGTATCATGAAAATCGCTGCATCGCTGATTAGGCATTCGTCAGCCGCACAGGCAATAATCGATGCCGCCGACATAGCTGCTCCAACAATTCTTGCTGTAACCTTACCCTCGTAACTTTTTAACAAAGTGTAGATTTCAAAGCCGGCAACGGCAACACCACCATTTGAGTTGATGTTCAATACAATATCTTCGCCGTTCGCCTCATTCAGCTTATCCGTGATGTCCTTTGGAGCACAAGCCTCCATTTTCAGCCAATCATATAGCCATTTTTGCGAATTTGAAATAATTGGACCTTTCACATTAATTTCAACTGCCATTGTTTAATCCTCCTCTAATACTTTATTTGCTTTCCGCATTAATCCATTTTCAACTTCCAACGTGCGAACAATATCGTCAAAGTCGCTGCCATTTAACGCCGCACACTCATCCTCTCGTGTTGAAAACCCTGCATTAACACGCTGTACAGCTGCCGCCACCTCTTTGCCAGGCTCTAACTGTCCTTGCGTTGGACCTACCCAAGTGCAATTGGAGTAGGCTTTTCGTATAGCAATATTATTAAAAAAGCCGGGAGCATGGATTCTTCCTTTGCTCACAGCCTCAGCAAGCCATAATTCATATATCACTTGACAAAAATCATTAATGAACCATCCACGGCGCATTTTAATCGCTTTCCAGCTTTCGTTCATCGCCCCTTTTGAAGCAGAAAAACTTTTATTAAAACTTTTCAGCAGAATTTCCGGTGCAATTTCCAGCGCTGCGCCAACGAGTTTTGCCATAGCTGCCAGAAACTGGTCAAAGTTTCCGGTCGGATGAGTAGCAGCTACCGTCCGGACATCCTCTCCATTTTTCAGGAAATTAACAGTGCCACTTCCAAGCGTCACCTCTTCATCTTCCAATTCCTCATCAATCTCATCCTCTTCGCCACCAAACTCGGATATCTCATTCCCTTGCTCGGTGGTGATAAAAACGGTAAACATACTGTTAATGACTGCTGCCATTATCTCTGCATCTGTGTACCTCGAAATCTGCTTAATGGATTCGATTACCGGTGCCAAAAACGGAACACCTCGATATTGTCCGGCACGCTCTGCATTAAAAACATGCAATATATTCAAATTACCTGTTTTTTCGCCACGTTTAACAACACGTACCCATTTTGTCTGTGTTGCATCATAGTCATTTGGAAAGCGACTGCAAATGTGGTATGCTACCACCTTTCCACTGTCCGTTATCTCCACACCATTAACAATTCGATTTCCATTTTTCAACTTTTTATCGGTAAAATAATCGCCATTCAGACTTCCCGGCGTGCTCACTCTGTCGGCTTCAATCAACCGAACTCGCAACTGATACGGCTGATATTCCTGTTCATCATCATATGAAATCAGCGCAAATTCTTCGCCGTTTCTCAACCAATCCGAAAAAGCAATCTGTTGTAATTCGTAAAAATCATTTTGGTCGGCAGTATCACATAAAGTCGATTCCGCCCAAATCCTAAATTCCTGCCGAATCTCCTTTTCGAGTGTCCTGGCTTCCTCTCTTGATAACCCCAAAAATTCATAATCAATCTTGGGTTTTGGAATCAAACCGCATCCAATCGCATTTGTTCTGGTGGAATTTATAGCCGCCGCACCCAGCGGAGTATTCATCGCTAAATCGCGCGACCTCTCGCGAAGGACTTTACGATTCTCTTCGATATCTCGTTTTGGAGAACCACTTGTAAATTTCCATTTTTTTGCGAATCTCTTTCTACGTGATGCACCACCATTTGAATATCCGGAGTTCATAAATCTATCCAGGTTATCAAGCTGCGCATCTCGAATGGCAAGGATTCCTCGCGCCTTTTGCCTCTTCATTGCTATCTCTGGTGACACAACTTCTACCATCTTGTCAAATACATTCATACTGCCTCCTAATCAACCGGAACAATACGGACTGACCTTCTTTTTGTCGTTCCGTACTGTTCAAGCGATGCAATCTCGCCTTCCAATTTTTTTATCATGTTTTGAATTGCCATCAAATCAGCCCTTGTAAGCGTCTTGCTTCCAAGGGTATAAGACTGACTATTTAATACCTTTTCTTCCGCTTCATAGTAAAGCTCCAAACGCTTTCTCTTAATTTCCAGAATAGCATTGCTCATCACCACTCCACTCCTTTCTGACTTCTCCTTGTGGTACCCGTCTTCTTTTTCTGTTTTTTCATGTAATCAATGCCGCGTTCAATCTTTTCTTCCAGCACATTCCACGCTGGACGTTTTATCATGCATGCTGCATATCCGTAGTTAAAAAGGTCAAGCGGCTCATTTCGGATGCCGCTTTTCTTTACCCATACTTCTTTGATTACACCTCTGACCTTCTTAGTAACTTTTTTTTCCGAAAATAAACCTTTGTAATACGTTGTTGTGTAACCTCGTCCACTATTGGCCGGAAAGTGACAATATCCTTCTCCCGGCTCATCAATCTTAAGCCTGTTCTGGATATCTTCTTTTCCGGCATCAACACCAAGGGTATACAGTTTCGTATGATCTACCACAACTTTTTTGCCGGATGTTGTTTCTTCTTTGATGTCTACGTTGCTTACTTTATACACAAGTGGAATACCTGCTTTTTGTGCATATCCTTTGATACCATAAACAGATTTACCCTTTTGGGTCATTCTTTTTACCCATTTGTAAACCATATTTGTATGATTACCGCCAGTATCAATTGCTGTCGCAGCTATGCCAAGAGAATTGCCATTTGCAAAGTGTAATGTTTGGCTAATGTAATCTTCTAGTTCTTCCCAAACTTCATTTTTTTCGAGATTCCCATAAATCTCTGTTTTATAAATTCCCCATGTTTCATACTCACGTGCCCAACCACGTATCTCAACCTCAAATCGATCATTTTGGACATCGACTGCTGCCGTCAACATCAACACTCCATCCGGTAAATCAGCATCGTAATATTCCGCCCGTTTTTCTAATGTTTCGTTATCCACCTGCGAATTGTCATCAAACTGCTTGGTTTCATCCCAAACCTCCCCAAGTGTTGTATTAATAAACGTTTTCAAATCCTCAACATCGTGGAATGTATTCACTTTTTCCATCGCGGCCTTGAATTCAGCAATAATTTCGCCCCACGTAACGAACGGACTCGCTAATTCGTTTATGTGGAAACTTCTGCTCTTTTTTCTCTCCGGATGTGCAGCTATCCATTTTTGCGGGCTTTCACGCCAGTAGCGTTCTTCAATTTCTTCGCCGCAATCGACACACGCCATCGCAATATTTTTGAACGCAACGCGCTTAAATTCAAACGGCTGCCATGTTCCACAACACGGGCATTGGACACACCATTCTTCCATTGTTCCCGCATTGTACGCCGATTCGATTTTACTCAATCCGTGTACTGTCGGTGTTGAAGTCTTAATGTGTTTTCGGTTCCAGAACGTCGTGGAACGTTTTTCTGCCAGTTTGATTGGATTTCCCTCTGTTCCGGCAGATTCAGGAAAACGATCAACTTCGTCCATCCATATAATTCGCAAAGGCATAGACGAAAGAGAAGCTGCTGAGTTCGCTCCTGCTAAAACAATGTGACCTCCAGCATATTGTTTAAATAATATTGTATTATCGCTGTCTTTTGACTTTGCCGGAGCAATTTTTTCCGACAGTACGGGAACATCCTGTATCATTGTCGCAAGTCTCGTTTTAGAAAACTTCTCCGACAACGATAATGTCGGAAGAACTAGCAATTGTGTAGCCGGTTCGTAATCTATGTAATACCCGATACCGCAAAGCAACATCGTAGTCTTACCAATTTGGGCTGATGACATCACCGATACATCTTGAACATAGGGGTCCGTAATAGCGTCCATAATGGCTCGCTGAAAAGGCATATTCTTTGACGAATAGTGTCCCGGCTCATTGGAACCGGCAGGCAAAATCATATTTTTTTCCGCCCACTCAGTCACTGTCATCGGTGGTCTAGGTCTTAATTTTTCACTCAAATCCGCCATAAATTTGAGTGTGTGATAACTCACTGGGGCTTTTGCTTTTGATTTACTCATTTTGCTCGTCCCCCAAATGTAGAATCACATCATCTTCTACATCAATATGTTCATCCGAATAAAATGCTTCTGGTGTATAATCTGCCAATTCGGATAGAGCATCCGTTATTTCATCACGAAGTGTCTCTTGAATTTCCTGACGCTCTCTGTGCTCCAATTTAAGGGCCAACTTATGTGGCAGAGCCAACATTTTGTTTTTAAAATTCAAAAACATATCCGTCATAACACGCTCAACATCTTCTGACTTGTGCACCTGTCCTTTGATGAGCTGCAGCTTAATCTCTGTTATCATTGACTTCCAATGTTCATTGACTGCTTTCTCATGATTTAAATCCAAATTTTCCTCGTCAAAATCGGTCTTAATGGATTCCCCGGCCTTTGAAACCTTAAGCGTCAGGATATAATTTTTAACCGACTCCAATAAAAGATATCTTCCATGACTGTTTCTTTTGATGATGCCCTCATCAGCCAGATGGCGCACCATACGATCACCAACACCAATAAATTCACCAATAACTTTAGCTGATACGGTAATATCATCAACGCTCTTTATCTTTTTATCATCTGCCGCCATCCAACTCACCTCCAAACGGAAATGGCAACCTCAATTTTTTTATAAAAAAAACTAGCCTTCTTTTGGGCTCATCTGACCCGCAATGCGCCTTTGGCGCGCACAGTACCTACACGGCTTTTGGCGTGTCGAATGTGAACCAGTTCTTTCTCTTTGCTTTACATTTTATTTGACATATCTTACAATTCTGTCAAACGATTTGCTGAACACTTTCTTCCTTATGTTGTTTCTTAAAAAAACGAACACCATATTTTACAACGTCTCAATATGTCAACTCGTAAGGATTAAACATCTAGTGTTTCCGTTTTTTTAATTGAAAGTCAAAAAAATAAAGACCTAACCCAAAAGGTCAACGTCTTTATATACGCTTGCTAATGTGTCGTCTGTTATGCCGATATAGCAAAGCGTTACTGTTTCCGACGAATGATTGAACAATTTCATAAGCGTTCCCACATCGTGCGTCTTTAGATAATAATGATATCCAAAGGTTTTACGTAGGGTATGAGTTCCAATCCTTTCCTCAATACCAAAATGCTCTGCTGCCTTTGACAAGATGTTATAAACTTGCTGCCGCGTTAGTGGATTGTTTGGCGGCTTTGGTGACAAGAACAAGTACTCGTAATCTCTCCGTCCCTCAATAAACTGGTTCAATATTTTTTTGAGAAAACGATTTATCGGAATGAATTTCTCTTTACCCGTTTTTCTTTCATACAAAGTAATATTTTCTTTTGCTCGAACATCGCGCACCCTCAAGTCAAGGATATCCGATATTCTTAATCCTGTATAAATTCCCACAGCATAAATCACTGAATCTCGCTGGTTCTGTTCCAAAAGATATTGGTAAATATCTTTTACCAACTGTTTATCACGGATGGGCTGCACTTTGTTCATCGTTCTCACCTTCTTTCCCTTATCAAAAGAGCTTTTATGCACGAAAAAAAGAGACCAATTGCTTGACCTCTTTTCCGTCGGTGGCTTTCTTTTTTATCCACGATATCATAATAACACACCTTAACACGACATTTCCACGACATCTTTAACTTTTTTTCTAAATGCAAAAAGCGGAGAGATTAACGGTATTTCGTTAATTCTTCCGCTTTTCACAAAATCATCCAAAAAATTTAGTTGTCGTCAATATATGCTTGCATCATAATAGAAATCTGTTTGGATGTGGCTATACCATTCTCCTTGCACTTTTCCGCAAATTCGTCAACTAAAGTCTTTTTTAATTTATACGTTTTTGCAACAAGCCCAACTTTATCCTGGTACTTCTTACTGGCTTTAGTCTGTGCATTTGCCACGCTTTTCACCGCCTTTCATTTTGCAAACAATAATATTTAATATTATTGATACAATCGTCAATACAATCGGAGCTATTAGAAGCATTTCCTTCAAGGAAATCATCAAACACACCATTGTAAATAACGAAACCATCTGTGACAAAATAATTATTTTATACATGGACTTTTTGCCCTAATGAGTATATACTTATTGATGGAAGAGGCATTCGCCTCCCCACCCTAACGCTTACTTAAAAAGTAAAATTATCGAAACTATCGTGGAAATGATACCTTGGAAAATTGTTACCACTAAAGCGATGATTTGCAACTTTTTAAGTAAGTGCTTTTTTGATTTCTTACTCATTAGGTTTCCTCCTTTCTTTCTTATTTCCCCTCCCTACAATTATAGTATATTATAGGGTGTACCATATGTCAAGCATTATTTTCAACTTTTTATATATTTTGTGTCAGAATCTGACACGATAAATTCAAAACATCTTTATTATTTTCTAAATGAAAATGGAGGAATTAACATAATATCGTTTATTCCTCCACTTTTATGCAAAATTATTTTTTAATTAACACCGTAATTTACTTTTCAATGCCTCTTGTAATAATTGTGAAAAATTCACACCTGCCGCTTCCGCTTTAACGCATAACCAATATGGAATAGTACAATTTTTCTTTACGGCACGATTCATCATGTTTCTTCATGATTGTCTTTGCCCTGCTTAAACATCTGTTTTTTATCCGTTCTCACTCTCCTATTAGTTTTCCATTTTACTGATTTCTTATGAATCCAATTAATAAAACAGACTATCTCATACAATATTGCTAATAACACAAGAAAAGCAAAAAATAATTTACAAGAAAAAAAGAGAACTGATTTTATTTGAAATTTGCTAATTAGCATTTTACATATAACCAAAATATAAATTTCAATAATTGTAAACGCTATTGACATTATAATAATAAGCTCTATATCTTCAAATTCTTTATCTTTTAACGCTTTATATTCTCGCATTTTATCTCTTATCATTGCTCTCACTACTATCAAAATAAAGTTTGGTATAAAAATCATAACTGGAATTCCAGACGATAGAAAAAACAATTTAATTATATCAATTTGCAAATACAATTGTCTGTCTAACGCGAAAATCATGATATTTCCAGGCAGAAGACATCCAAAAATAAAAGTTAATGTATAACCTATTTTTGATGTTAGAAATTTTATTAGTTCATCCATATCCTTTTGTCCTTTCATATAAAGTAAAAAAATTATACCACTTCTGCCGTCACTATTCAATTATATGTGTACAATTTGTCTTCACTATTAAAATTTTAACAAGCATTGTATATATAGCATATTGCACATGAAGCTCTTGGTGCTATTGCAATAAAACAACTCTATATAACGAATCCGCAACATCATAGATTAAATATCCATAAATCCATTCTCCATAATCAGTTCTCTTTGCCTTACATAAGTATCTATTTTTCATAAATTCAGCTCTACTTGTTATATTTCTTAATGTATAAATCAATCTTGTCTGCGCATTTATTGCACAACTGATATTCCTTCTCTCCACCATTCATAATTACACCTCCATAATGGTTAAAATCCACATTCACGCCATCTGAATTGTAATCAATATTTTTACCACACATATCACAAAATACCTTTATCATATACTGCACCTACTTTCTAATTCGGAATTTCAAAGTTGCTTTTATTTTCCAAATATGTTATTGTTTTATTGACTCCTCTGATAAATTGGGAGGTGGTCGCATGAGTCCATACGAAATCATATACTTAATCTTGTTTGCGATTACAATTGTGATCAAAATAATGGGGTTAAAGAAGTGAGTTCCTGGCAGCGTCCGTCTTATCGCCTTTCGTGCCGGTTTAAAAAAGAGGAGCCTGTTTTCTTTTTCTCTTTTAATTTCAACCTTATGTCTTCCGTTCTTTTGACCTCCAACTAAGGATTTCCATCAAGCATGTAAGCGAATCTTTTAGTTCTCTCTTTTCCTTCGAGTTCATTAGATTCATCTGTTTTACTTTTCTTTCTGGTCGATTATCACCAAAATTACCGGCACCCATAATTTTTCTAACTTTATCCAGATTTTCTGTTAAATACATGGCATATACCCTTCCTCGGCATGCTTTAGAACTCTTTCCAATTTCCTCCGCAATTAATTCATAGCCATAGCCTAATTTGATAAGGTCTCCGAGCTTCGTAAATTCATCATTCGTCCAACATACATGATTATCAGCCTTCACCGGTCTGTCCATAATTTTTAAGTCGCAAACCCTTCGCTGGATTGCTCCCGTCGTCCTTCTCATTTTTTTCGACAGCTCATGATAAGTATATATCTGTTTCGATAATAGCATTTTCAGTTTGTAATCCTCTGCTTTTGTCCATGGCGTGTTCGTATATTTTTGCCTACGAATCATGTCATGTTTGCGTTTTCCCTTGACCCATGATGGCTCAAAACCTAACGTATTTTCTTCAAATCTTGAAAAATCTAATATATCACGGTTTTTTTCTGCCCATGACCACCATTCGTCAAGGCTGACGACTTTGAAAGCAGTATTGTTTACTTTTTTCGTGTGTAGCGGAAAACCTCTATTTCTAACCCACGACGTCATTTTGTAGCCGTCTGAATGTCCATAACCAATTGCCTTTAACAATTGATTCCACGTTACATAGCTGCCATTGTCTAAAAATGCTCCAAGTCGCAATCTACATTTTTTTACTACAACAGCATCCTCTGACCTTCCAAGTTTTTTCGCAATTGTTTTCACGGAAATCGTTCCCCAGTTTTCAACAAGATATGTTTCTTCCTGCTTTGTCCATTTTCTTTTACTCCTACAATCTATTTTTTTCTCGAATTCTTTTTTCAATCCTCTGCACCTGCCTCACCGAGTACCCAATCTGCGTCGCCGTCAGTTCCTGCGAATACTTAAGTATTTCGCGACAATAAAACACCTGCGCTTCTACATCCTCATCATTCTTATAAATATTTATAAGTCTTTTCCTCTTTTCTCTTAAATCTTCGATTTCATCCAGTACACGATTCAAATTAAGCTGCAATCCATCAATCTTTTGAACCGCAGTGCAAAAATCAACATTTTTTGAGCTACTCAAAACTTTATCTTTTGAATAGTCAATACCTCTCAGTTCGCCACTTCCATTTGTCTTCAGTTTGTTAATGTATTGCCGTAGCTCACGCCGAATTTCATCGCGAGTAATTTCAGCGTCCTTAATTTTCAAGTCAATCATACGAAAATAAGCACCTTTTGATGTTTCCATTGCTCTTGCTTTTCTTGTTGCCATTGCCCCAGCTCCTCTTGCTAAAAATAGTTTGATGTGTTACTATATATTTTGATGAGGGAAGAACTGGGTTTGTGTATCGCTTACCTGGTTCTTTTTTTATACAATCTTTTTCTTCACTACAAAAATGTGCGCCTTTTTTCCGGGATTGTATTTTTCTAAAACTTTCTTTTTCTGTACTGCCGCTGAAACGGAGGTGCGAAGTATCGCGCGGTCAGAGCCTTCCAAAAGGACGAAATATTTTTCTCTCATTGCCTCCGCCTCCTCTGCAGTTCCTCTTGTGCCTGTTGCCTGTTTGCAAAAAACAATATATTATGGTGACGGTTTCTTACCATGTATCTTTTGCCAGTCAGGATATCTTTGACATGTATTTTTGCGTCATTATTGCCAATAAACTCCACCTTTTCGACTCTGCAACAAAGTGGTTTCTGAAAAATTAACAGTTGTGCGCCTATGAGATAAATCCTATCTCCCGGCTGTACATTGCTCAATAGCAATAGACCAAATTCGGCATATCTTCTACAACGTTGCATTGCAAGCATGTTGTCTTCGTAATAATCAACAACACGTTTTAAGCGCTTATATTCTTTAATCGGATTTTTCAAACGGGATTCCCCCTTTCATCAAAATAACCATTCCGTGCAAGGTCATTTGCTACCGTCACGTCAAGCGATGTAATCGAATTAAACATACACGTTAGCAAATAACTTTGTATTTTCTTTACTGTTTTTTTGTTTGCCAAAAAAGACAGCACCACATACTTCATATGCGTCAAATCCAGCATTAGCAGTCTAGATTTGACAATGCCTGCAGGAATCATATCACCGCTTATTAGCACAGTCTGCTTGCTAGTCATCAAAGTAGTCACTGCAATCTCAACGCATTGGTCTAGCACAGCCAGTGCCGATTCATTTTTTTCAAAATCACATCTTATCAAATCATAGCTTATCTGTTCAGCAAATAAATCTATACACTTATCTCTTGCCAAATGATTAGATGAGATAGGATTTTTAAATAATAATCTTCTGTTAGTAGTCTCTGTATTTGTCTCACGTTTTTCCGGGAGAGGGTGTCCCAAAATTTCGTGATAGCCTATCCCGTTTTTTCGTGATAGGGTGGTACAGTTATCAACACTATCAACATTTTTTCCCAAATTTTCTCGTTCTACTTCCTCATCAATCTCATCAACAGCTGCCACTTGCGGACTGCTGCCTTTACTTTTTTTGCTTTTATCCTCGTTATCATCAGAATGTGGATAGGTCAATTCTCTCAATTTACCCACATTTAAGTGAATAAAAAGAACATTGTTGCAACGTACACCATTTTGAAAAACGGTACGAAATTCGCGCTTAACAACGCCTAATTTTTCCAGCACAACAATAGCGTCCGTCACTTGACGCTTTGTTACCTGGTAGTATTCAGCAAGATCTTTATAACTTTTTTGTAAGACATCTTGCCTAAATTTAGTCTTGTAGCCAAGAAATTCACCAGTCTTTTCGTCTCGGCATTCAACCGGACGATACCAATAAACGACTTCGGACAGTATCATTATGGCAAGCATATATGGTCTGCCCTTGTCGTTTACTATTGTTTTAAACCATACAGACGGTATTACATTACCGGTGATGTTCAGCTCGGCTACAGCATCAGACATTTTGTTCCCAGTGCTGCAATTCATAGCTGTCTCCTTTATGTTTACGAAATTACGGTAAATGTGATATTCTGCTCAATATGTAACTCTTGGATTGCATCTTTCAGGTATGCTGCAACCGAATTCATGGCTTCCAATTTCCAAGCTCCGCCGTCCGCTTCAAACAGAGCAAACTGAGGCTCTCTCGCATCGTCGCGCGCTCTAAATATAAAGTCAGAACTAGGCTGTTCGACCTCCAAAAACGTCCTATACGGTACAAGACGAACCGGATTTGGAATGATTGCCTCTGCCTTGCTTGTGCATGTTTGCTGAATTGTGGCTTTCTGACTCACTCCGTCATCACCATACTTAGCGATGGTTCCAGTCTCAATTGTCCCGGCATATTTCAAAATCTGCTCTTTATCATCATTATCCATGAATTTTGACATAACATTTATGACAAAAGATTCGGCCGGATAATATGTGTCGAATGTAAACTGTGGCAACATTGCATTGACTTCCACCAGTTTTTCGCGGCATCTGTCTACATCCAATTCGGACATCAAAACGACTTTTGTTGGACTTTGTACATGAATCAACATATGTTTGTCCATCTTGTCCGTATTTGATTTAATGTATCCAACTAAACTGTCCAGCGTGCACATTTGTAACGCGTTCGCCTTTGGTAGTTCATGATGAATGCGATACATTGGCTTGTCCGCCCATTTTTCGCCTTCATGCTCTGCATAATTTGGCTGCGATAAACCAACTACATACTCAATTGCTTCTTTAATTCCTTCCATTTTCCTATCCTCCTAAATCAATTTAATGACACAACTTTCTTTTCCGGATGATTTGGCAACTTCGTTTGCCCTCGAAGCTGTGAGCCATATTCCTCGGCCGATACCGTGCCATCTTCTAAGTCCTTAAACACTCCAAATGATGTGACTACTGGCTGCACAGGAGCCAGTTTCGTCTTAACCGATATTGTACATTTGACATCGTCACGGGTCTCGTTCTGCGTAAATGTCAGCTGGCACTGAATATTACGCTTGTCCTTAAACGGAGTGTTTGGGTCCGTTAAGTTTTCCAACACCTTTGCAAAGGCTTCAGAAAACTTTTCCTGCAATGCGCCATTTGCGATTTTGGATAAATCCATGCTCGATTTTTTCATTGCAAGCACCTCCTTTCATTTTTCTTTTATGCAGTAACTGCAATTATGCAGATTACTTTTATATTACATACTTTTGATGCGCTTCTTTTGCCTCGTTTTCGTTAAGGTCTAGGTAAATTTCCGTGGTGCTAATTGATTCGTGACCAAGTAATTTACTGACTTGTGTAAGCGGCATACCTCTATTCAATGCATTGGTTGCAAATGTTCTTCGAAATTTATGAGGATAGGCTTTGACACCAACCTCTCGACCAATACGCCGCAGTGCCTGCTCTACAGAACACATATCAGTATGGCGTACTTCATCAACAATCTCCGCATTTGTATACCAGTTGTAAGTTCCTCTCCTTCTTCCGCATACCGATGGATTTATTCCCGGAAAAAGATATGGATTTGCGTCTTCCCTCTCATTTAAATATTGCTGAATAGCCCATTGCGCCCTCGCATTCAAATATACACGACGTTCTTTCCCGCCTTTCCCATGCACGATGATTTCCGTTTTATTAATCTCATCCAACCTGATATTAACAAGTTCTGAAATACGACATCCAGTCGAAAGCAAAGTTTCAAAAATTGCTTTTTTATGATTACTTCTAAGCGCTGACCTCATTTTTTCCAATTCCAAATCCGTAAAAGCCTTTTTCTTCTTTTTATCCAACTTAATAGCTTCAATACGTGTAATTGGATTTTCAGTAATTATTCCTTCGGCATGAAGATATGAAAAAAAACTACTTACAACTCTCATTTCGTTTTTTGTTGTCGTTTTTGACACCTTATCTTGATACAATCTCTTTGCCATATATAATCGCAAATCACCTGTACTAATCTCATCAGCGTTTTTGCCAATTTGAAAAAGTACTGTATTCAACGTTTTTGTATAGTGTTCCAAAGTTCTCTTTGAACATCCTTTCACCGTTTTTGCAATAATAAACTGTTTAAGTAGATAATTATTTCTATCTTCCTGCAACAAGGCTATAGATGTCTCACGCCGAGTAATATCGTATTGGTCCAATATGATATATAATTCATTTCTTGCAACTTCATCTGTAACAATTAAGCACAATCTGTTGAATAATTCTTCTCGTGTATTTACATTCATATCAATACCCCCATTCTGGCAGGAGTATATAAAGTATTTTCCGGAAAAATAACACCTTCCTGCAAACTATCTCCTTGGTACAAAGTTGCCCTAATTCCAATCACGGAAAGCTGAACATATGCCATGTAAACTCCATTCCAATCTAAATCTTGACCAACTACATCAAGGCATCGCTGATAATTAATTCCCTTTTCCAGCAGAACCTTGGCCGCTGCCAACACCATCCCGCCTCCTCCAATACTTGGTTCCCTCATACTTATTTGAGAACCATCTGCGTTTTTTAGCCCAACTTGCGCCGCAAGAACAGATAGATGAAAAGGGGTAAAGAATTGCCCTGTACTTTTGCTGCCTGCTCCAGAACGCATATAAATATCTCCAAGATAATCATTAATTCCATTTTGTTCAAACGCAACATTAAGAAGTCCCATCATGTAACTCATTTTTTTAATCTCCTGGTCGGTATACTTTGCAACAACTTCCAAATACGCTTTTTCGCGTTTTTTCCAATGTTCACCATGATATTGATCGCATGTATTTTGAATTGTCATGGCCATCATTTTGACCCAATCAGAAAAAATAACATAGGGCGTATATGACCCACTTAAGTCTGTTATCATTTGTAAAATCTTTTTTTCTGCCTCTGGGAAAATACTTTTTTCCAATACTCTTACCTCCAAATAATTGATATAACTGCCAATGGAATGCAGGGGAATCGAACCCCCTAACTATCCGAAAAAACCGGCTACTCACCTATGAGCTGACATTCCTTAGTAGTGGGGCTGGGTACGTGTCAGCTTGTCCACTACTCCGGCAAATTCATTATTATTGACCACCTAATCACCGGAAATGGCACTGTTGGATTCGAACCAATGCATTTTCATACAAATCAGTGCCGTGTTTAGTTATTTCTGATTTTTAAGCGTCAGTAATGGCTTAAAATTACATCCTGTTTTGCAAGAACAACACAAAGTATCCGATTCATTCATACGTATATATGAATGAACACAAAGCATGCATTTCTTTACATAGTCATCCTCATCGCCACCTGCCTCATAACGCAACATTTTTAACTAGCCTCCTATTTCGCTTCTGATTGAAGCCACTTTTCTTCAAAATAAAATCTAATGCTTACTCATAATTACTCCTTTCCCGGCTTTTCACACCGCTCAAATTCAACTACCCATACCCACGGGTTCGCATCCCATCCGTATACATTAAGGTCGGATTTCTTGATGGTGGAATCCCATAGGGTCTCAAACTTCTCTAAACTAAAATTGTGATTTCTCTTTAAAGTTTCTCCATCGGTTACAGAACTTGTTGCAATATTTATACCTTCTCTGTGGCAATCATCCACCGTTATTTCCTGCAACCGCTCCACACGCACATCTGTAACCTTTAGAAAAATTCGTGCAGCTTCTTTCGGCATGTGGATGGACGGATGCCAAGTATCAGCTAAAGAATATTTACTGTCCTCGCATGATGCACGGTACATATAGCATCCATGTTCTTTCTTCTTAAAATCATATATCACTGGATTCTTGCATCCATCTGGAGTAGTATCCAATCCGCAATCCCAGCACGGACACCACGCAAATGTCTCTCGGACATATAGGATATCGCCCGGCTGATATAGCGGCATGCATAACTTGCTGATAATCTGCTTATCCTCCACCTCTGGATGCTCTTTGTGATACGGACTGTTCAGAATCGCTTCAACATCATGTTTCACAATCCGTCTGGTACAACTCTTTCTCCCGTCCAGAATTACCCGAACCATTTCTGTATTAAATAATATTGGGCGTTCTCTCAT